AAGTGATCTGCAACTTAATGTCGAGGCCGTCATATCCACCCCAGAATGGTGCCGTGAATTGGCGGTAGCCAGCATCCAAAATAGATTTATAGGATGAGGACGTTGCACTCTTATTTTCCTTGTAGGAACCAGACTCATAGTGATAAACACTGTATTTATCAATTCTAACATCGTGCAATGTAAATACATATCCATAAGGATCTGTTCCGGTTGGTGTTGATATGGTGGGATCTACGCTGTTCAAATATCTAGCGTCGAGCATGTTTTGCACATCTGGAACTGCTGGATCATATGTTGTAGTAGTCGATGTTCTTGTGGTTTGGAAACCGAAGTATGCATCAGTTTTGTTGACGATACCCCCGTCCATCGAACCAGAACGAACACGAACTGATGGGAAGTTTAACGATCCTGTACCGATTTGTCTAACCGACCCGGTGAATGATGTTTGGAGCGGCCCAGTGCCGGTTCCATACTGAGTGGATGCCCAGTTGACCATACGACTAGCTGGGGTTATGTTGCCCGCGGCATTGCCGGCGGCGGTAATGCTAATCTTTTTATATCTTGGCGGAGACATGTAACCAAACGGAACTGCTGTAGCAGCTATCGTGCCGTTTTCGACACCTTCGGCTAAGTCTACGTAGATAAAGCTAGATTGGTTAGGATAATCACCATAGTAAACTAATTGTCTTTTAACATTATCCCATTGTGCATATTGCGTACCAACTTTTCTACCGACAAAGTCAGGAGATGCAGGATTTAAGTTACAATTATCAAACCTTTCTAAAACTTCAATTTGAGAATCAGTGTCAGAAATACTTCTAAGTACGACTGCAAAGGAGCCATAATCATCTAACTTGGAATTTGATACTCTAATGTCTTCAATGGACACCTTGACATTCTTATGGAGCCATTCGCCATGGCCGCGGCCAAAGAGTCTAAACAGTTTTGTAGCTTTATCATAATTATAATCTCCGGGGCTGCCTTCAGTATTTTGTGATACGAACCATCCGGCGCGGCCTTCCTGGGCGGGCACTCTTTTGTGGGCCGGGGATGTCCCTGCAGTACCTTTAAGGGCAAGCGGTAAAATAACACCAACTGTTTTAACACCAACCAAGCTTTGATCACGCAATTCGTTTTCATATGTCTCTCCAAGCCAGTATTCTTTGAGAGCAGATGTAGCGTAGAATTCATCGCTATCATTAGCGAGTTGTGGGTTTGTATTAAACTTATTGCGAATAAAGTTGTCGCCGGCATCATTAAAGTTGAACGAAATAATTTCTTCGCTACCCCCCGATTGCGTAATAGCGACTTTTAAGTCGAACGGCGTAGTCGGACTTGAGTTGACAACTTTTCCTACACCCTTGAGCTTATTATCCAAGGCGTTGCCGCCGGCGGCAGTTCCTGACATTTGGACTACAGAACCTGAGTTCATGTACCAAACAGCAGCAAGTTGACCATCGCCTAGGTTTGTGATGACCGATTCCCATGTCTTCAATGATGACGCTGACGCGCGTTCCGTCATCGAAGCGCTGGCGAATACAAACAATCCGTAAGCGCCACCATTGCTAGCTAGAACAGCTGCAGGATCATTAGTGGTTTCCCAGCCAGCTTTTCCTGCAGTTGTGGCGCTTGGGTGTTCAGCACCTAATAATCTAATATATGTGAGGGGAGCAACATTATTTGCTAAATATGCTTTTGCTGCATATGTTCCATACATTGGCGATTGGTAATTGCCGTTTCTGAAAACGTCACCACCTTTACCGCCACCTCCGGGAACAGTACCTCCAAAAATTTGAGCATAATCCAAAACGGATGAAACTCTAATTGGCTCTAATCCGGGACCTCTTTCAGATCTACCGATAATAACGGGGCCAATACCCTCGCTTGTCTTTGGACGAAATGAGTTATCAATCTCGTTGATAAAAATTCCGGGAGACACAAATTTAAAATTCTTTACTGACATGTTTTTAAACCCTCTTTACATATTTTGTATTAATTGATGTTATCAATCATACTTTAAATAGTATTTTTGTTTTCAAAAGGATATCAGGAAGTATAAAAAGTCACTCACATTTCCTGAACTATCAGATATCAACGAAGCCATCTCCAACTATTGATTCTCTTGGGAAGGTATATTCAACAAAGTTTTCTTCGACTTTTACTATAGGGCGATCATCATTTGGACCTTCTCCAATAAGATAACCTAATACTCTTATGTTTACTTCCGAGTTAAATTCTCTAATATCTTCGTTTAAGTTAGCGATATTATTGGAAGTATTAAAATCAGACTCGATAAACACTTCGTAGATGTGTCCGTTCCTTTTTAAAACTAAAGAGTTGATTTGACCTGTTCTGGTTAAGAACGGAGTAATCAGTTCGTTCATTTGTTGTTGGTATTCAGTTTTAATTTTAATGTTGTAATTCACATTAACATATATTGGAATTGGTATAGAAACTGTCCTCACAACAATTTTTTTGTTGACTCTTGGGTAATATCTTTGCTTTTTACCACTCGAATTAGTCCTTGTACCTGACGCAACAGCGAAGTTTTGCGTCTTATCAGGAACTATCTGGCGAGCAACCACCATGCGACCAGCGCGGCCATCAGAGTCATCAGAAAACTTATGTGCATAATAGCTTCCTTTCTTTTCTGGGTCTTTGGTGATGCCTGTTCTCTCAATGCTAAGAAGGGGGAGTTTAAGAGTGTTGTTTTGATCTCTTAATTCTTTTTCATTTTTAATTTGATAGGCTCTTTCAGGTGCTTGCCACAAAACAGGCACTTTTTGGCGATCCCCATTAGATGTGGCATATAAATCTAAATCATTCTTCAACCAATTTGTGATTACATAATCAATATCTTCGATTGTTGAAGAAAACATGCCAATTTCTTGCAAATGCAAGTCGCCTACCCCTTCTGGGATCATAGCAAAATCAAAATTATCAGGAAGCATCGAATAATCCCTTTCTGGCGCGCTTACAAGTAGCACTTATTTCAAAAGTTTGATCAACTTGGCCAAACAGTTTTCGTGGTTGAGAAAGTTTAACTATCTCATAGTAAATATCGCCATATAATATAAAATCTCCCTCTCTCACAAAGATATCTTGATCATCTTCAAGTCTACGTTTGTGGAAGTTGACTGTAACTTGCGAAATCTTGTCAATTCCAAAGCTTTCTAAGTAATTTGTTGATTCTTCATCAAAAGTAACAAGTGCATAAACGCGAACCGGAGGTAAAAAAGTTTTCTGCAATGCTTCACCATACATATCGTGAAAATTTGTTGTTTCTAAGTCAATTGAATAGTACAATATCTGTTGACCAATGATTTTTTCAACAAGTTCATCATTGACTTGTTTAACTAAATCACGCTCTTTTTTACCTAAAAAAAGCGGTGGTGGTGGTGCAGGCGGTCTTTTCCATTCGTCAGCCATTCAAATTACCCTACATAAATTCCAAGAGGTGTTATTTTAAGAATATTAGCAGATGCGTCAGAAAGCTCTTGATCTTTCTTTGCAAGTTCAGGGTATTCAATCTCTTTGAGCATTTCAGTCAATTTTTCTTTCAACTGTTGTTGTTCATCTTTTGCTTGTGCAAGTAACTCAGAATGATTTAGTGTTACTGATTCGCCCGGTATAGGCATTGTAGTAAACTTGCCGCGGATTTGACCCAACATCTCTTTACAAAGAGCTAAAGAATATTTACGGATCCATTGTTGGCCCATTGAATTGATATTTATAAACGGAATATTATCAAAAGGCACAGTGTTAATATTGTTAATACCCTCGACACCTGAATTATATGAGCCAGTTGCGTATGGCTGCATATCAACGTAAAACCGGAACCATATTTCATCTTGTAACGGATCCATTCCATAATTGCTTGGTGTGGGGTATAATCTAAGTTTTGTATCTAGTAATTCATATGAATAGTGCGACGTTCTAGTGTAGATTGAGTCCTCATACATAATCGCTTGCATTTTATTCTGCCACGTTGGAATTACTTCGAATGTCGAGTCATCAGAAAACTGGCCATACGTGGAATAGTTACCAACTACACCCACTCCACCATAATACCCATAGAACCTCCACATAGCTCTTGGAGACTTATAAAAAACTTTCGTGACACGTACTTTATTATTATCAATTTTTCCAGAGTAAGCCACTGTGCGGCCTTTTTGATCAACACCAGAGTCAGATGCCGCTTGGATTATTGACTGTATGTCATAATCTTGCACATCCTGCACAACTTTGAAAGAGGCGGAGTACTGAGGCGTTGTTCCACCAAAACCGCCGGCTGCTGCAGCACCATCTCCGACGCGTTGGGAATATCCGAGACTAAATCTAGGGTATTTTAAATTTGTTTCACTGGGGCCTGACTGTAAATCACCTTTGTGATCAAAAGTACCAGTAGCTGACCCAAGTACTGTTGACAAAACATTCTTGCCTTGGTGCATGTTAACAATATATGAATATTCTAACACAGCTTCTTCATATGCCGCATATACATTAGCATTCGTTAATTCAATGTCTACTACATCTCCACCGAGCTTTTTATATACATAAGCAACTTGAGCAGCGGCGCCGCTTATAAAAGCCGATGAACCTGAATATGTTCCAATCGGTAATGCTGATGAAACATCAGAAGTTGACCCCGTTGAGGTCAGTACAATGGCGCTTGTTTGAGATCGCGGTGATAAGTTTGTTGGCATGCATGAATTCTCCTACTTTGTAAATAGTTTAGACACAAACAAAAACCCCCCTGTAAAACAGGGGGGCTTGTATTTATGGAATATAAAAACTACTTGTCTTCATTTTTTGCTTTTTTCACCGGGGCCTTTTTTGGCTTTGGTGCTGGTTTTGCTTTGGCTGGTGCCTTTTTAGGGGCTTCAGGTTTAGCAGGTACCACAGCAGATTTAATTTTAAGAAGTTTTTTCCAAATTTGTGATTTTCCCATTTAAATTTCTCCTTTTTAGTCGTTAGTTACATCATCTAATTGGGCAATACCAAACAAGCGAATTACAAATTTACCAGCAGTATAGATATTTGTACCTGCAGAGATGGTGGATGCGCCAACACCTAAGTATAAGTATTGGTAAGTCGACAACCGGTTAGTATCAAGTGCAGCTGCAGTTGATTCACCAATAACCCAAGCACCGCCGCCGGGGACCAAGGTCCACATGTCGTCTCTCCCAGTTGCCGGGGTCGCCAAACCACCACTACCAGAATAACTCAGTAATGAGCCTGTAGCAGCCATCAAGTCGATGTCTGTAGTACCGCCAACTGGTGTTTCAATACACGAAACTTCAACAAGGTTAATAATACCGTTCTTAGCAGTTGTCAATCTTCCGATATGTGCTTGCGCTGTTTGAACTCCAGATGAATCAAGTACACCAGAGTGTGCGATAATTGTACCAGTTTTTTGAGTTTTCGGGCTGTATACCTGACCAGCACCTAAATCAACATAGATCTCGGTGATAATTTCGCTTCCGTGTCGCGAAACCTTACCGTGACCGTATGCACCGGACATAGCTGCTCCCGGATCCAGTGTTTCTTCTGACTGTCCAAGTTTATCGAGAGAATATAATCTCTTTCTTCCTATTCTTTTTCCCATAATTTAATTTCTCCTTTTATTATGTTATTGCAATAACTTGTCGTATTCAATGATTTAACTTCAGCCACCTCGAAGTTAAATCTTTCTATGGGCAGTGGCCTCGCCCAAAGGAGAACATCTCAAGCTATAATAAATAGTTATAAAAAACTTAAAAACGAAAATCTCAAAAAATTACCGGGGAAAAAATTTGACAGATCGACGTTTTGTAAGTTTTACCTCAAAAACAAAAACCCCCCTGCAAAAGCAGGGGGGAATTGTTCAGTGATTAGAAACTTCTATTAGGAAGAGCCTTCCTCACCTAAGAGACCACGTACAACGACGATTCCGTACATATCTGGACGAACCATCTTCTTCGCGTAACGGGTCATGACACCCTTACGTGGTACGAAGTCTTCAGGTCCGAAGATTGTAGGAGTAGTTTGCAGTGGTACGTACGGAGCGTACACATATCCGCTTTCAAGGAAAGAGGATCCGCGGCGGCCAACGAGAATAACGTTGCGGAGGAAGTATGGGTCAACAATGACATCAAACTTCTTGCTCAACGAACCGACGTTAACAGCACCAACTGAACCGGTTTCGTCATCATGTGTGACGGAAGCACGGAATCCAGCGGTAAACTCAAGGATGTTAGCAATTTCAGGTCCGCAGACACAGAAATTAGCTCCACCACGAAGAGTCTTACGATGGATTGCAGCAGAAACATCATTGATTGTTTCAATGAGGGTTTCATACCACTCAGACACCGTACCGGTGAACTCAGGGGCAGCAGAAGCAGCTCCAAGCTCATTTCCGCTTGAGTCGACGAATAACCCGGGAGCCTTCGACCAGTAACGAGTAGCTGCAGTAGCACCGTTAACAAGGTCAGCAAGAATCTCACGGTCGATTTCAAGAGCAATTTGCTCAGAAAGGATCGAGGTCAACTCAACTTCAGCATCAAGGTTGTGGTAGGCGTTAAGGTCTTGACCTAACTCCGGAGTCCACTTAGCCTTAAGCTTCTTGGTTTGAGCGGTAACAGCAATGCTGTCAACCTTGATGTCAATCTCGGGGATCAACTCAGAACCTTCAAGGCCCCACGAAGCCGCACCAACAACAGAACCAAGTGCAGTAGACGCTTGGAGTTGATCACGGATTGGGAACTCAAGAAGACCACCAGTGGCTACAGCAGCAGGTGCAGTAGCACCAGTGGCTACAGCTTGCAAGCCATCACCAGCGACTTGAACAAACACAAAACGCACAGCTTCTTCACTGAGACCAGTGTCGGCTGCAGCAACCTTGCTTGTTAAGCGACGAACTTGTGTGACATCAGTGTCTAACTGATCGGCACACGTTGCTTGTGCAAGTGCGAACGAGAACGCAGACAAGTTATCGAAGTCTGCCTGACTTCCAGCGCCTGCGCTAGAACCAGTAACCATCGATTTGCCAACATCAAGAATGAGAAGGCCTGTTCCACTTTCATCAGCAAGTAAGTCAGGGTCGAAGTCAATAAGCTTCTTGTTAGCATCAGTAACACTACCGTTAAGGTTGAAAGCTCTGTGAACCTTCATGTTGGCAATGTTAAGAATACCAGCAGAACCCGTAGGTGATGCGTATGCATAACCAGTGGCACCAGCACGAAGCGGACCGGAACCTTGCCCAACACCGCGAGAATCAACTAAGTTGAGACCACCGGTGATTTGCGAAGCAACGCGATCAGCACCATACAGCGATTGACCAACAGTGTTACCTGTGCGATCTCCCGTCGTTGTGCCTGTTCCAAGATCCGACGAGAAGACGAAGT